ATATAGAAGATTATAAAAATGATAACTTAACTTATTCATATAAAAACAATATGTTAATAATTGAAAATGTTAAAGAAGTAATGTTTGAAAACAATATGATATGTATATCAAGTACAAAGACATCTAAATCAAGAAAGATAGATGTTAGAGCATATGATATAAACAACATTGATAATGTAACAATAAATTAATAGAAGGAGGTAGAGAAAATGAAAAAAGAAAGTTTAGAAGTTTTGTATATCGTTATAGTAACAATATTCTTAACAATTATAACTAACGCACTTATGATTATGTTAGCAGTTAAGTAGAAGAGGTTAATAATTCCTCTTCTTTTTTTATTGCAGGAAATATGGTATAATATTAAGTAGGATACGCATAATAATCGTATAAAGAAGGTGATAGTATGAAAGAGAATGGTTATATAGGGAACACCAATGCTTTAAAATACAAAACACAAGAGCAGTTACAAAAAGGTATTGATGCTTACTTTGAAAAGTGTGATGAGGATAATAGACCTTATACTATGAGTGGGTTAGCGTACTCATTAGGAGTAGATAGAGTTACCTTGATTAATTATGGAAAGAGCGATTTGTTTTTTACTCAAATAAAAGATGCGAAGCAAAGAGTACAGGCACAATTAGAAGAGAATGCCTTATCAGGTAAAGGTAATGCAGTATTCACAATATTCAATTTAAAGAATAATTATGGATGGAAAGATGCAGTAGAGAATAATAACAAAGTTCAAATAGATAAGTTAGATGAAATCCTTAATGAAATAAAAGGTGAAGCAAACAATGATACTGACCGATAAGCAAAAGGAATACATAAGAGAAGCAAACCACAGGTACAATATAAAGATAGGTGCTACACGTTCAGGTAAGACCTATTTAGATATTATATATACAATACCTAACAGGATAAGAGAAAGAGCAGGATTAGAAGGTTTATATGTAATATTAGGAGTATCCAAAGGTACAATAGAACGTAATATACTAGAACCATTAAGAGAAAGATATGGTAGTGATTTAGTAGGTACAATAATGAGTTCAACAAATACCGCTACATTATTTGGTGAGCAGGTTTATTGCTTAGGTGCCGAAAAAGTAAATCAGGTATCAAAGATAAGGGGTGCTAGTATTAAGTATTGTTATTGTGATGAGTTAGCGGAATACAATGAAGAAGTATGGGAATTACTTAAATCAAGATTAGATAAATCTTATAGTTGCTTAGATGCAACGTTAAATCCTGAGAGTAATACACATTGGTTAAAGGTTAATTTCTTAGATACAATAGAAGATAAACAAATAGATGCATACACGCAAACATATACAATATTTGATAATTCGTTTTTAGATGAAACATTTGTAAGGAACCTGTGTAATGAATATGAAGGAACAATATATTATAACAGGTACATATTAGGTCAATGGTGTAATGCCGAAGGATTAATATATACAACGTTTGCAAACAATCCTAGTTGTTATAGGTACACAAGAAAGAAAGATAATGGTGATTATGATTTACCTAACGGATTAACTATAATAGGAATAGATTACGGAGGTACAAAATCAGGTCAAGCATTTGTATGCACTAGAATAAGTAGTGATTACAAACAAGTAATAACATTAGGTAGTGAGAAACATATGGGTGATATTGACCCTGATAAGTTAGAAGATTTAGAAATAGAGTTCGCAAAAAAGATGATGTATAAGTATAAAACTGATATAGATTATATGTTACCTGATAATGAAGAGGTAGTATTGATTAGGGGGTTAAAGAGAAGAGTACAAGAAGAAGGATGGAATACGATAGTTAGAGGATGCACAAAAGAACCTATCAACGATAGAATAGATTGTGGTAGAACAATGATTGCTTATAACATATTCAGTTATATAGAAGAAGAGAATAAACTGCTAGTAGATGCAATAAGTAGTGCTTTATGGGATAGTGAAGCGAAAGAAGATACAAGATTAGATGACCTAACAACTGATATAGATACCATAGATGCGTGGGAGTATTCTTGGTGTAGATTTATAAAAAACATTAACGATATGATTAATAGAAGAAGGATGGAGGATTAAGGATGTTTAAAAGTATAATACAATATATCTTGACTAATATTTTCAAGATAAATACACAAACAACTAAAAAAGAAATAGATGATAATTCAAAATATGCAAGTGCATATGAACAAATAGATGATATTAATTTTGATGCTATATTTAGTAATAAATTAGCAAACTATACAATAAGTGATAGTACAATGACTATTGATGGTGATAATAAGAGAACTGAACTCTTAAATAAAGTAGGTCAATCTATGTGGAAGAAAGCAAAGAAAATTGCATCAATGGGGTTTGGTTATGGTGGTGTTGCATTAGTACCATACGTTGCAGGTGGAAAACTATACTATAACCTAGTACCACAATCAAGAATAACTATTGATAAGATGGATGGAGAAAACATTGTTGGTGCTACAATACTAGCGGAAAAGAGAACTGAAACAAACGCTACAAGCGAAAAGGTTTATATTAGATGGACTAACTATCAAATAAAGAATGGTAATCTAACTATCCTACAACAATATAGTGATGATAAAGGTAAGAAGATACCTGCACCTGATTTTTGGAAGAATATACAAGAAGTAAGAGTAATCAGTAATGTAGATAGAGTACCATTTGGATTTATTAAATCCCCTGTTAATAATAGAAAGCAAGGAGATAAATACGGAGTACCTATTACATACGGATGCGAAAACACTATCTTAGAAATAAGAGAAACTATGAAACAAATAGTAAGAGAGTATGAATTAAAAGAAGTGTTTGTTGGTGCCGATGCTACTATGTTTAATGGGAAAGATGCACTACCTAATAACGGATTATATAGAAAAGTAGATAGTGGAGAAGATGATTTTTGGGAAGTATTTGACCCACAATTTAGAGATTATACAAATAGATTGCAAGATTTATATAGAAGATTAGAACACGAAGTAGGAACAAGTTACGGAATATTAAGTGATGTAACATCAAGTAACGCAACTGCTACTGAGGTAAAAAGAGCAATGTATGACACATTTACTATATGTGATGATATGAGAAGCAATATTGAAAAGGGATTTGAAGATTTCTTTTATTCTTGTGATGTACTTGCTAATACATTCGGTTTATCACCACAAGGTGAATATATGATAGATTATGATTGGTCATATTCATTGTTAGAAGATACACAAGAAGAATGGAAACAATTAACTTATGGTAAACAATTAGGAATAATAGGTGAAGTTGAATTAAGACAATGGTTAAGACCTGAGGAAAGTTTAGAAGATAGTAAAAAAGCGATAGAGGAAATTAAGAAAGAAACTCTTGAACAACAAAAAAATGAAATTGGTAATATATTAAACAAAGAAGAAGAGTAGGTGATTAACCTATGAAAAAATTAACTGAGGCACAAGTAGATGCATTAGTAGATAGATTATTAAAAAGAGTACAGGATGCAAATACTTATTTCTTAGAGCAAATAGGAAACAAAATAAAAAAGATAGGTGAACTGACACCTAGTAAAGCACACGAATTAGTACAAATATTAAAATATGGTGGAAACTATGAAGAAATAGTTAAGGAACTTAGTAGAATAACTGAGAAGAACGCCAAAGAAATAGATACTATTTTTAGTGAGTATGCCAAGAAAGACCAAATGTTTTATAAACAATTCTATGATTATAAGAACGTTCCATTTATTGAATATGCTAATAATCCTGCATTAAAGATACAAACACAGGCATTAGCAAATGTAGTTAAGAATGAGTTTTACAATTTTACAAGGGATAACGTATTAGGTTTTTCTTATAGAGATTTAGATGGTAATGTAACATTTAGTGGATTAAGAGAAACATATAACGATTTATTAGATAGAGCATTAATGAATGTTGGTCAAGGTAAACAAACATTTGATGTTGCTATGAGAGATATATTAACTGATATAGGCGGAAGCGGATTAAGAACACTAGACTACGAAAGTGGTAGAAGCGTAAGATTAGATAGTGCAGTAAGAATGCAACTTAAATCAAAACTAAGAGAATTACATAACGAAAACCAAAAATTGTTTGGTCAAGAGTTTGGTGCGGATGGAGTAGAAATAAGTGTGCATAGTAATCCTGCACCTGACCACGAAGATGCACAAGGAAGGCAATTTACAAATGAAGAGTTTAATAAACTACAAGAATATGGAACTGCAAAAGACATAAAAGGTAGAGTAATAGATATGCACAGGGAACTAAAAAGCGGTGATACTGCCGATGATTTTAGACCAATAAGTGAAATGAACTGCTACCATTATATATTTGTTGTAGTATTAGGAGTAAATGAACCTGATTATAGTGATGAGCAGTTAGAAGAAATCAAAAAGAAAAATGAA